GTTCTGCTACCTTGACTGCATACCCGATGGGGTCACTTTCCTTTAGAGCATCCAAGTTCTCACCCTTCGTTTGCTGACTTAGGAATTGTTCCATCATCTGCAAGCGTTGAGCGTATTGATCTCTTACCTTGTTTGCTTCGTCAATTTTCGACCGTTCTGCTTCCACAGCGCGGCGTTGTTCACTAAGCGTTTGGGTCTTCTTTGTGTAGTCGGCCCCCAGTTGATAGCCCTCAATAAGTTGATCGAGAGTTACATCGCGTTCTTCTCCAGCCGCTTTGACTCGAAAAGTGCTTGCTCGCTCTGTCTCACCTTCTTCAGAATCCACCAACTCGGAATCAACGCCATCATCATTTTCTGAATCTGCATTCTGTTCGACTTGGCCTTCGGCGTTCGGTTCAGAATCCATTAATCCAAAAAATGCGGATGCAGCTTGTTCCACATTCAGCGATTCACTTCCTTGCGGAGCCGTGTTATCACTCATTTCTTACCCAAGTTGTCAGCACTTACCGAGTGCCACAGTGTAATCTTATGATTACAAAATCTTCCACCGCTTCTTCACAATTAGCCCCGTAGCTGCGATTGATTCAAAGTGGCTTTTAATCGATTGTAAAGCATGAATTTTTAAATATGCAAGTTCTCTCGCTTCAATATCATCGGGTGCGGAGTTAACTATATTAAGCAATTCAGATTGGCGCAGTGCTTCCATTTCTTCTAAGAAGAATTCATCGGAGAGCAGATTCTTAGCAAGTTCAAACTTTTCCATTTTGGATACTCGATATCAAGTCAGACATTGACACTTGCGGGATATTGGCAAATTGGTTGCCTTGCAGCCCAGCCCATTGCGTTCCAGCCAACAGATTGTCAGTTGTAAACAGTGAGTTTAGGTCTATCGGGCCTTGAAAGGTCTGTGTGTAGGTGGGGCTTGCCCATCCGGATACATCAGTTGGGACAAATGGAGTTCCCGTTATGGTTGTATCACGACTTGGGTCTATTACGGGGTCGTTTCTCGTTGTAAGCGTGTCTGCCACTTTTGCAATTGTGATTGTCGTAATAGCCGCATTTATTAAGTCCTTGACTTGTTGCGTTGTTAATGGTTGATTAGTTAAGTTATTGTTGAGATTAAGATTTGTGTCCAACACTGTGTCTGTTGCGTCAGTTGACTCAATAATATTTCCATCTTTATCAACTTTATCAACTTTTAATGTGCTTCCATCATCATATTTATAAATTGTGTCTGTTGACAATGGCAGAGTCGTATTAATGATGGAATTGGGGTCTCCGAGAATCACATTCCCCGTTTTTATTAGACCTTCTTCACTCAATACACCACCATCCACTTTAGCGGTTAAACCTTGACCACCACCCATGATGTCTAAATTAGAACTAGTCGGTAGTTTTAAACCTTCACCGCCAGTTAGAACATTCAATGTGTAATCAACGGGTTCTGTTCCACTAACAATCGTATCGGGCAATGTTGCTTTGATGCCTTCAGTTGTGCCGCCAAGCGTGTATCCACCCGTCAGAGTGTTTAGTGCTGTGTCTACTTGATCTGCCGTTAGAGTGCCCGTCTGTAGGCTTGTGTCTAAGTTTTCAAGAATGATGTTTTTCACTATATCGTCAACAGTTACCGCCGTTGATGCGGGAGTCAACGAGTAATCAATCGGCGTATCAGTGACTAGAGTCGGTGGCAATGTGCTTGCAATTCCTTCTATCGTGCCCGTTGGTGGCGCATACAAAATGCTTGCAAGCGTTGAATCTATTGTGTCGCCGGGACGCAATGGCCCTTCAAAGTTTGGCGCATAAGTTCGGGGTGCTAACTCGGGATATGCCGCGATTACATCTGCGCTTGTTGGTGGAGTAGTTACATTCAAATAATCCGGAATTGGCAGATTCTGAATGTAATCTTCCGCTTGTCCTTCGGCTATGCTCTGTGCGCCCGTACTGATAGCGGTGCTGATAGCTGCATTGGTTAACGCTTGATCTAATGTCTTGCCTTGTAATAGGTTAGCCGCAGTGTTTGCCGCCATCGTGCCAGTTACACCACCTCCAGCAGCACCAGCAAGATCAACACCACTAGCACCCAATGCACCCGCCGTGAGTGTGCTTGTGGCTATGTTCTCTGCCATCTTTTCGATGGGAACACCCGCAGCCGTTTGAAAGATTGCAGATGCTCCAGCAGCACCCAATAGGCCGCCGCCTAATTCAGCCGCCAATGGGCCACCAAAGAGCATTGCAGCGTATGGAGCCGCAGCCCGTGCCGCCTCTGATTGTTGTTGCCAAAATGTCTTGCCGCCCGATGGCTGATAGGTTACTTGCGCTCCAAAGTCTTGAATTGGTGCAACTCGACCGCTTTTTGGGTCAACTTGTAAAAATACATTATGGCCACCACCAGCAGTTTCGTTTCCTACATCTGCATATTTAATGTCTGCTCTGCCGGGAACATCGTAGAGTGCCCCGACTTCTCTGCCGTTGCCATCAAATAATTTGTAATAGGTATTTGTGATTTCTCTACCTTGGGCATCATCCCAATATGTCTCGGTGGTTGGTTTGCTTGCTATTGTTGCTTCACCGCTTTGGACTGCGCTATTGATGTTTTGCAAGCCGCGAGACATTCCAACCCATTGCTGATAGGAAAAGTCTTCACCTTTTAGCGGTTGGAAGTACTGACCCGTTGCCGTTTTGTCTGTGTTCTCTATCGTGTAACCATTGCCGGACTTAGTGGCGTTTAGGGTTACATCTTTGTAAAAACCGCCTTCTTTTTCGTTTCGCAGCTTTGGAACGGTAAACTTCCCATCCCCTGCAACATCAAACTTGTATATCTGTAATGGTTCCCTTGGGATTTCAATAAGACTACCATTTTCATCATAGGCATACGCTACACCCCGAATATCCATTACATTTGAGTAACCAGTTATCGGCTTTAATTCGGTTTTAGACAACACACGACCACTAGGGTCGATGTATGCCCCACCGCTTTGGATTGCCTTTACGATGTTTGCAAATCCGGCATTACTGCCAGTTAGTGTGTCTAGTGTTGTCATCCGGGTATCTCAATGTTTGAGGTTATCCCTGCCCCAACCTTCATTGCTTTCAATTGGGCCTCTGCTTCAAACTCTTGCTTTCTGAACATCATCTCAGCTTGGAACTTGTCTCGCTGTAGCTGCATGTCAGCCATCGCCTTCTCTCTAGCCAACTGAATATCAGCTTGTGCCTTCATTTGCATACTCTGAATGTCAGCTTGAACCTTTGCCATTGCCGCTTGTGCTTCGGGCGACATTTGCGGTTGTTGCGGTTGTGGGTTGCTCAATTGCTGATCGAGTTCCGGAGGAATGGCTTTGTAGAACTCTGCACTGTCCTTGAATCCAGCAGCTTCCACCATTCTCCCGAGCGTGTTCCGGTACTGCCCAATACTGACCAATGGGTTGGATGGCCCCATCTGTCCTAAGACTTGTTCTTGTTTCTGTAGGACAAGTTGCAGCATCGCCATTTGTTCTTGACGGTTGCCAGCACCGAGACCCACATTAATATCCACATCGTACTGATTCGACCACTCTCGCGGGTCAAATGCCACATACGAGCCTCTCATCCGCACAATGCGGGGCTTGTCTTGATACTTGCAGAGAAGGTGCAGAATCCCTTTAAAAAGCGATTTAACGCCCGTCTCCGCAAAGATTCGCGCTATCAGTTCAACCTTACCCGCGCCAGCAGCTTGCATAGATGCCACAGCCGCAGCAGTCACATTCTGCAAGATAGCGGGGTCTAGCCCTTGTGATGCGTCTGTAACTCCGGTGCGCTTTTGGGCCACAGAGTCGAGATACTGAAGCATCGGGAATGCTTGTCCCGCAACGGGAGGCACATTCAATGGCTGCACTGCGCCTTGAGATTTAATCCGCACCACACCGCCAGCAGTGGCAGTCAGCAAATCATCTAAGTTCACTTGACCGTCAACCGCAGTCACACGAGCATTGTTTGTCAGATATAGATTATCCAAAATCTGACGGGTGATAGTTGTCTTTTGTAACTGAATGTCTGTAGTCCGGTCTGCCAATGATTGACCAAAGAACTTGTGCGGGATTGGAATCGGGCATATTGAGTGGAATGGCACATAGTCGCATTCTTCGTCTGACAGAATCTCGTTTCCAGCATAGAACACTTGCCGCAGTTCAGCGATACCGTCCCCGTCCATGTCGGCCCGTAGGTAGCACTCGAACACTTCCACACTCTGCATCGAGTCATCCATGCTTGTGGAGTCATCCGGTTGCTCACCATTGGAGAACCGAACGAGTCGTTCCGGCGTGTATGTCAGTGAATCACTCGCGGGAAGTCCGTCCACAATGTCAGCATCAAAGCCCATTGCGATCAAGTCGCTTCGGGTCATCAGCTTACGGTGTGCAATGAAAGGCGCACCCTCAATTCTTCGGGCCTTCTTAGAGATTAGGAATTCTTCCGGTGGGACATTCTCCACCACCACTCGACCCGTCTTTTGTTTCTTAGAGACCGTCACCGCATGAATCTTGATCTTCATCGGCCCCATTGGGGTGTTCTGATCGAATTCTTGCGTGTCTTGATCGACAATCTCCATAGTGCCATCGCTCATCAGCATGGCGAGTTCGTCATCAGTTAGATCACGGTACTTCTCTTTGATTACATCTTCTTTGTCTTCCCAATAGGCTTTGACCACTCCGACCTTTTGGAGAAGCGCATCCTTGAACCAATCGTGAAGAATAATCACACCTTCGTTGTCACGATTGAATACCCAATTGACATACTCAGTGGCTTGCTTTGCTCCGGCCTCATCATTTGGGCCACGGGGTTCAAACCTCACCACTTCATCGCTTGCCGAGAAGATACGCACCAATGACGGTAGAGACCCGTCTACGGCCTCTGCAACCTCACCGGTCACGATCTGCGACTTGCCTTCGACCTCATTGCCGTATGGTTGCCGGAGGTAGGCTTGCAGTGCTTCTCTGCGCTGTTCGGTAGTCTCAGTCTCCAAATAGCCGAGACTGTTGGAAATCTCAGCGTCAATGATTGATTTGAGTTTGTTTTCGTCCATCACACAATCCATTTCACATTTTGAGTGGGCATCTTTGACCAGCCGGTTGTTTCGTTTAGACCGATTGCAAGATAGCGGAAAGCATCAGCAGAATGGCTACTCCAATCATGAAGCGGTCTATCATAGAAAATTTTGCGTTTTTCATCGTAATCCCTTCGGTAGTTTCTGAGTGCGTCTAGTCCTTGTTTGACCTTTGG